TACCGGCCGCCGCAAACATCGCCGCCGCATCCGCCGCGCGGTAAGGCATGGGGTTCGTTTTCTCGTTTGTCATAGACTCTCCTTTGCTGCCGTTTCCGGCGAAATGATTTACATAACTTTTTGCATTTTGCGAGAAAAAGAGACTGCCGTCGCAGTCTTTTCATGTTTACATAATTAATCACGGCTCAGCGGGTCGAACACTTTTGGCGTCCGCTGCACCACGGGCCGCGGCGCGATGGGGTCGGATTGGCACAGATACCGGATCTCGTCGGCGATGTGGTCCTCCTGCCGCGTGTCCACGTCCTCGGGCGCGTGTGCGTCGTAGCGCAGCAGCGGCAGTGTGCGCCGCGTGTCCCGGCAGTTGCGGAACACGTACAGCATCGGCAGCCCTGCCTGATCGAACGCCAGCCGGTAGTGCACCTGCATCCAGCCGGGCAGGCGCTTGTGGTCGCCGGGCTCGAAATACACGCCGTACCGGTCGGCAATGTCGGCGATGCTGTCGCCGCGCGACGCGTCCCAGATCGCGGGGTCGGCCACGCCGCGGATGTCCCGGCCGCGCAGATAGGGGTGCGTGGCCTCCGTGGTGCGGATCTGCTCGAAGATCTGCTCCGGCGTCCAGCGCACGCCGGTGTCCGGCTCGCCGGGCACGCAGCCGTAGAGCTCAAGGATGCGGTACAGCCGCCCGTCGAAGTCCACCGCCCACCAGCCCACGGAGAAGGGCTTGGCGTAGCCGAAGTCGAAGCTGCGGTACACCCGCCATGTGTCCGGGATGTCGAACGGCTCGATCACGTGCGTCCACTTCCCGTCGGCGTAGTGCGCGGGATCGTCGCGCCACTCGGCGAACACCTGCCCCTCATACACGTTCCAGTCGCCCTCGAGGTGCGCGCGCCGCCGTGCGGGCGGCAGTGCCTCCAGCCGCTTGAGATAGCCGGGGTCGCGCTGCATGAGCACCTGGTTGTCGTAGACCTTCGCCGGGATGAACACGTAGTCCGCCGGGTCCTCGCCGTCGCGGAACGCGCGGTCGATGAACAGGCGCTTGATGTAGGCGTGGCCCGGCCCGCCGGGGTTGCAGGTGTAGTAAATGCGCGGTACGAAATCCGTGCGCGTCGTGCGCAGGCAGGTCGCGATGAATGTCAGCCAGTCGGGCTCGAAGTTCGTTGCCTCCTCGAAGCCGATCACCTCATATTCCTGCCCCTGATACTGGGCGCAGTCGCTGTCGCTGTCGCAGTAGCCCATCACGAGCCGTGACCCGTTCGGGAAGCGGAACGCGCGCTCCGCGCCGCTCCATGCGGCGTAGCCCGCCAGCTCCCGTTGCAGCGGCAGGATGTGGTTGGCGCGCAGCTCCGGCAGTGTCCGGCGCAGCAGCAATAGCTTCAGCCCCGGGTAGCGCATTGCCAGCAGCACGAGCTTGCGCCGCATGGCCCAGCTCTTTCCGCCTCCACGCGCCCCGCCATAGGCGACGTTGGCCGCCTCCGCGCGGAAGAACGCCTGCTGCCGCGGGTTCGGCGTCTCGCGCCGCAGTACCTGATAAATATAGGGTTCGTTTTTGCGTGCCATCGCGCCTCCTCACTACCGGCTCCACTGCTCGAGCGCACCCTCAAAGCGCAGTACCTCCGGCTCTGTCTCGCCTTCGTCCTTTGCAGGGGCTGCTTTGCCTCGTTCGTGGCCGAGCACCATGCCCGCCGCCTTGAGCCGCAGCTCTGGCTTCACGGATGCGTCGGCCACCATGGCCGCCAGTTGCTCGAGGATGCGCTCCTTTTCGTCCTCGAGGTCGATCATGTCGCGCGCTCCCGGTACGAGAGCACGTAGTCCTCGCCGTCGGCCGCCGCCGCGAATTCGTAGGTCTCCAGCGCGTCGTGCACGGCCTGCTTCGGCAGCCGCAGCGTCGCGCCGTCGCCGCAGCGCACGCACAGCGCCGCCAAGATCGCGCCCGACAGGCCCAGTAGCTCCTCATATGCTGCGCGCTGCTCGCGCAGTGCGCGGCGCAGGTCGGTGCTTGTCTGCTTTTTCATGTACCATCCTCCTTGCTTTCTTCCATGGCCGCCCTCAGCCGTGCGCGCCGTCGCCGCTGCCGCTCGCGGTTTGCCGCCCGCTGGTCGATCAGGCGGCCGGTGTAGTCGCCCCAGTCGTGCAGCCGCCCGTCTGCGTCCACGAACCCGGACGTGCGCAGCGCCGTGGCCAGCTCGCCCGCCCGGCGCGCGTTGAACTGGCAGATCTCCGCCAGCTGCCGCGGCGGCAGGGCGGACAGGT